CTGCCTCCTTTTGCTGATATTGAGAGTAAACCCAGTACAACACGCATACCGGAAGACCCCGGCGCACTCGCAGTGTTGACCTTCGGATTACTAGAGCGAGTTACAGCGGAGAACCTCGGTGCAATCCTTACTTACCTACGCCGAGCAGACGAGGAGTGGCAGTGCATATTCTGCATCAACCTTGCGCGACACAAGACCAAGAGCAAGATCGCATTCACTAACCGAGCGTTCACTGACTGGGCGCGAGACAACGAGGACTTACTGTAATGCAAACACTTGAGCGTAAATTCAAAGCCACAAAGATAGCTCTTATGCGGAGTAAGGAATTCGCTGAGCTTAGCGGCGTCATGATGATGGGCAAGACTGTTCTTGAGGAGGGGTTCCCCAGTGCATGTACCGATGGGCGTAACGAGACTTACGGTGTGGAGTTTCTCACCGAGACGCTAGGGTTCAACAAGCTCTATGTTGGGTTCGTAATCATCCACGAGAACATGCACAAGGCGGCACGACACCCGACTACTTATCGTCCGTTGTATTTGTTGGACGCCAAACTAGCGAACATGGCGTGTGACTTCTGGATTAACGGCAAGATACTTGCGGCTGACCCTAGCGGTAGGCTTGTTGCTATGCCTAGAGATGCAGAGGGTAACACCATAGGTCTGCACGACTCCAAATACGATGGGTGGACTGTGCCCAAGATATTCAAAGACCTACAGCAGCAGCAAGAGGACGGTAAAGACCCAAGCGGAGACAACTTCGATGAGCACGATTGGGATTCGGGCGCGAAGCTTAGCAAGGAAGAAGCACAACAACTGGAACAGGACGTTAAGCAAGCTCTTAGACAGGGGCAGATGGCAGCAAAGAAGGCGGGTGCTGGGGGTAAGAACTCCCCTCTAGGTATTAATGAACTACTCCAGAGTAAGGTTCGATGGGAGAACGAGATGGCAGAGTTCTTTCGGTCTAGCTGTGCAGCTAAGGAGGTGAGTACATGGCGTAGACCCAACAGGAGATTCCTGCACATGGGGATCATCATGCCTACCCTAGAGGGCAAGAGCATACGCGAGGCGGTGTTTGCATTGGACGCTTCGGGTTCTATGTTCTTCGAGAACGCGATGGGGCGCGTGGTGGGTGAGGTCAAGAAGATCGCACTGACCCTGAACATCGACAAGGTGCACGTGCTGTATTGGGACGGAGTAGTGGGGGCGCACGAGGAGTATGACGCTCAGTCCTTTCGTAACTTCGAGCATGAGACCAAGCCGATAGGTGGGGGTGGTACTGACCCTGCCTGTGTACCTGCGTACCTTAAAGAGAAGGGCATCGACCCAGAGTTCGTGTTGATGCTGACCGATGGCGAGGTTAATAACTGGGGCGTGTGGAATGTACCAGTGCTATGGGCTATCGCTAATCAGAACAAGATAACCGCACCAGTGGGTAAGACAATCAACATTCAAGAGGCAGCGTAATGAAAATACTATTCGAGTGGGCAGACAAGAAACTTATTATGGACGCTAGCAAAGCGGAAGAAATAATAAACCTTATCAACCGTAGCGCGGAGGAGGTGTACGAGCACAAGACTAACTGGCGCACTAAGGAAGAGACGCATCATGTGTACGCTGTTAGCGCCGGTGATCTTGGGGTGCAGTCCATTCAGGTACTGACTGACGACCTGTACGCCTTGGGTAAACTACGCGGTAAGCCGGAGGATTAAGCACTTAATTCAAATTCACAACACCTAACAGTGTTAGATCATTTACAACAATGGAGAACGACATGTTTGGAAACAACTTTACAGATATACCTTCAATCAGCAGCTTTGAAGAGGCTAAACGCCACTATGAATCAATTAAACCCATCAGGGGTTCAGACAACCTGCGCCCTGCCTGCAAGACTCCTAATGGAAGAAGGAAGAAACACATACAAATAGTGGAGCGTAACGAGGGGAACTCCTATGCAATACAGCTATACGAGACAGACGTGGTGACGTTCCACAACAACAACACCCTAGAGCTGAATAACGGTGGGTGGGCTACAAGTTCTACACACGGTGTGATTACCGACCTCCTGTGGCGCGTTGGGGTAGAAGCAAAGACTAGGAACGGTGAGTCTTGGGTCGTTACCAAAGACGGTTACTGGCTGCTAAAGAATCACGCGGCTCTTATATTGGACGTAAGCCAAGAAGGCACGGTAACGGTACAGAACCCGACAACTATCATGCAGCACAAGCTGAAGCGCAAAGAATGGAACGCGCTTAATAAAAAGCACAAGGAGTTCAGAACTACGATGACTGGCATGACTAAACTTATGGACGCAGACTGCATACTGTCGAACACAGACTACTGGTCTATAAAGAATGAGTACAACAAACTTAATATACAACTACTCCACGATAAAGAGAAAACGAAGGCAGCCTTACTTCGCGGGCTTAGCGATGAAATGCAAGCGGGCTTTATACAAATGTACGCGTTGGGTGCGCTTGATCTGCAATATGAAAATCACGGAAACACTTGGAACTGGAGGAATGTTATCTGCCCGAAAAAAGTAAAACAACTCTTAGACGCCACATTAAAGCAGCTATATGCGACTGATCTATTCGTAGCAGAAGCCGCACCACTAGGTAAATTTGTTAAAGATACTAACGCGAGGTTCATGCGATGAAGTTGTACAAGATAGCCACCGATAAAGTAGTGGAAGCAGGGGATATAATTAGCGACCGCAACATGTCTAGGTATCGCCTAGACAAAGTGGAAGAGGGGCGCGTGTACGCTACCTGCATAGAAGCCGGAGAGAACAAGGACAAGCAAGCAAACGCTAGCCCCAGTTATTTTGAATGCTATCTGGAAGGAGAAAAAGTAAATGATAAAACGCGTAGGTATATAAAGCGCAGGCAAGCAACAAAGGCTTTGTACGAACACTGGAAAGACAATATGTAATTTATAACACCTAACACTGTTAGATTACTTACAACACTGGAGAACGACAATGAGTATTGCATCAAGCGGAATGTTAGTACGACTACATATAACTACTTGGACAGCCGAGAAATTGGACAAGGAGCAGACCGAACGGGTACTGCAAGATAACAACGCGGAGAGAGACGCAGGTAAGTTTAAGAAGAACCTGATGTCAGGATCGAAGCTCGTTAAAGAACTAAACAACGAGGTCACCAGAGTACGCCACTGGTGCGACAAGCAAACAATGCCTTGGGAACACAGAGGTGCTAACTACTTACCGACCAGTTTGTTTATGGAGTTCAAGCAAGGTTGGAACAAACGCAAAGCTGATCTGGAAGGACGGGCAGATAACATTGCTGAGAACTACGCCGCTCTAAAGGAGACAGCTAAGCATACCTTGGGTTCTATGTATTGTGAGGAGGACTACCCAACTGCCGAAGAAGTACGCGCTAAGTATTCGTTCAAAGTCTACTTCACACCTGTGCCTGAGTCTGGGCATTTTGCTATTGATTTAGCAGCGGAAGAACTCGAAGAGACAAAGCGCTCGTGTGACAAACTTATCGAAGAGCGCGTAGCAGAAGCACACAAACTCTCATGGCAGAAACTATACGACAAGCTCAAGGATATGAGCGAACGGCTCGTTGACGAACCCGACAAGAAACGTCGTTGGCACGATGCGTTTGTTGATGACCCAGTAGAGCTTTGCAAATTGCTCAAGCATTTTAATGTAAACCAAGACCCGCAGTTAGAGTCTGCAAGGCTTGCACTGGAGGACGCCATGCGAGGTACTGATATAGATTCCATCAAGGACTCGCCAATAGTGCGAGCAAACTTGAAGGGTAAGGTTGACTTAATCCTAAAAACTTTTGACTGGTGATTACTATGCAGCAACTTTTTTCTTTGCCTAACTTTAGGGGTACAATAGACTTTAGTGAATTTCGTAGCTATTACCTAGATGTTCATGCGAACGAGCTGAAAGACTTAGATGCGGCTAAATTTATGGCGGCTAATATTTTAAGTCCTGACTTCTCGAACCTTGTAGTGAGTCTGTGTACTCAAAACCCAAAGTTTCAATTTGAGTTAGCACCTAGGACGCATAACCTTGAACCCGACCACCAAGCAAAACATAACTGCAACACAATAGTAGCGTGGCAAAAAGACACCTACTTGGGCAAGGTGCACCTCTCCATAGGAGGACAATATGAGCTGAGTAATCAACGCATAGATAAGAAGCTGAAGCGTGGGCATTCTAGGAAGACAGGTGACCTTAATCGTGCGCTACAGATATTTAAGGGGGACTTTAAGCCACCAAGCCAAGTAGAGCTATTGGAGGAGGCGCATGAAAAAATCGTAGTTGTTCTGCCACAGTACTTGCAGACGGTGTGGAATATTGTCCGCGTGTTTAAGCCTGCTTTGTTAAATAGTATAAGCCCTGCGGGTACTAAAACCCTCTTACAACTATTAGCTGACGAAGGCTTGGAAGAAAAAGAGGTAGAAAAATATAGAGCAGGTATGGAGGAGTACGAGACTATTAGCTCTGTGGTAACGGACAAACGTTTCAACCCACCAAAGCTACAAGGAACTATAGTCTTTATTGGCGACGACGGGTGCTACTACACGCAGAGGTACGACCGCTACCAAGGGAAGAGTGATGGGCATCGGACTTCACTACCTGTGGACTCTTATAGATCTTCTGATGTACCCGACAACATACGCGCAGGTGTTGGTATGTTAAAGCTGCTAGAAGATGGAAGTTTCTTATTCAATGTGGGCTTTAGACTGAACCGTAATTCTTTTTATATAAAGGACGAAACATGAAAGCATTAGATAAAGACCACGAGGGTAACCCAAAAGCATTGGTTAAAATAAATGTAAGATTGCCTGAGTATGTAGTGGAGTACTTCAAAGCTAAGACAAACTACAGCGCGGAGATACGCAAGGTTCTTGGCGAGTATGTAGATAGCGAAGGTTGTAAATGACCTAACACTGTTAGATGATTTACAACACTTAGAGCCACCTTCGGGTGGCTTTTTTTTGCCTTGACAAAGTCCATGTATGTGATACCTTACCACGCATGGCAAGCACTCCTGAGAAAAAAGTAAAAGACAAAATAGTTAAGCTGCTGAAATTAAAAGGCGTTTACTATTTCTTTCCCGCTACCTACGGCATGGGGCGCAGTGGCGTACCCGATATTATCTGCTGCTGCAAAGGCGCATTCATAGGTATTGAATGTAAAGCAGGGAAGAACAAACCCACCCCCCTACAACTACGCGAGCTTGAAGCCATACGAACAGCAGGTGGCATATCAATGGTTATCAATGAAGACAACATACACGAAGTGGAGAACCTAATAAATGAATGAAGGCGTGAAGCTATTAATAAAAAGAATGGAGCGAGTTCCAGAGGAGTTCTTACAGTATGACCCTCGTTGGGAGTGGGCAACCGAGATGCTGTCTGCTATGGCGCAGGGAGAATGTACTATATTTTGGTTCACCCCCGAAGAGAAAGCCGCGATGATCGAGGCGTACCGCAAATTACAGCGCGAAGATTTCCACAGACGCGTTGTCGAATCCGTAGTTGTTCGTTAACCCTTCCCCATACTGATGATAGTAGTGTAACATGAAATTCTTATACGAGAGGCGGAAGGCTTAATGGACATTTTGACCCTAGATTTTGAAACTTATTATGCCAAGGATTTTGGGCTTAAGAAGTATACGACGGAAGAATATATACGTGACAAACAGTTCGAGGTTATTGGCGTAGCGGTCAAGAAAAACAACGGAGAGACTAAGTTCATTACTGGCCCCAAAGCTAAGATAAAGAAGTTTTTAGATAGCTACGACTGGAGTAGTTCTGTGGCTGTAGCCCACAATGCTAGGTTTGACCTATCCATTATGAATTGGCATTTCGATATACGCCCCAAGAAAATAGCGGACACCCTTTGCATGGCACGAGCTATACACACTATAGAAGTAGGCGGTAGCCTCTCGGCATTGGTTAAGCACTACAACTTAGGAGTCAAAGGTACAGAGGTACTGGACGCACTGGGTAAGAAGCGACTGGACTTCACTCCCGAAGAGATGGAAGCCTATGCAGGGTATTGTATTAATGACGTGGAGCTGACCTATGAGCTATTTAAAGTGCTTATAAGGGGCTTCCCACGTTTAGAGCTAGACCTCATTGACTTAACTTTGCGGATGTTTACTGAACCCGCATTAGAGATAGATCGTGACCTGCTAACGGAGCACTTAATTAAGATACGCGATACTAAAGAAAAGCTGCTAACCAAGGCTAAAGTAGACCGTAAGGACATCATGAGTAACCCCAAGTTTGCGGAACTATTGACGAGGTGCGGAGTAAAACCCCCCAAGAAGGTTAGCCTTACGACAGGCAAAGAGACTTACGCTTTTGCCAAGACTGACGAGGGGTTCAAGGCACTACAGGAACACAGCAACCCACTGGTACAGATTCTTGTAGCTACCCGCATGGGAGTAAAGTCAACTATCGACGAGACTAGAACTGCACGGCTCATTGCGATAGGCGAAAGGGGCAAGCTGCCCATACCATTGAAGTACTACGCTGCACACACAGGCAGATGGGGTGGGGACGACAAGGTGAACATGCAGAACCTACCTAGAGGTTCCATACTCAAGAAGGCTATTTGCGCACCGGAGGGCTACCAGTTCGTAGATTGCGATTTGTCCCAGATTGAGGCTCGCACTTTGGCATGGTTAGCTGAACAAGATGACTTGGTAGAGGCGTTTGATAAAGGGGACGATGTATACAAGATCATGGCCTCGGCCATCTACAACAAGCCCAAAGAAGAGATAACCAAAGACGAGCGGTTTGTGGGTAAGACTACGATTCTTGGTGCGGGTTATGGCATGGGGCCTAACAAGTTTAAAGCACAGTTGGCTACTTTCGGAGTTGATTTAAGCCAAGACGAGTGCGACAGAATTATTCGTGTATATAGAGAGACTTACCCCAATATACCGAGGCTGTGGCGTGCCGCAGGAGTTGCCTTGGAGGGGATGATGCAGGGTAGAGCACAGGATATAGGCAAAGAAGGGGTACTAGAGGTAGATGTTGAGACAGGTATAAAGCTGCCCAATGGCTTACATATTAAGTACCCCAACCTAAGAAAAGAAATAAATGAAGACGACGGTCGAAAAGAAATGGTCTACGACACCAAGCGCGGACGCGCCACCATCCCTAACAGGATATACGGCGGTAAGGTTATTGAGAATTTGTGTCAGGCATTGGCAAGGATTGTAATTGGTGAGCAGTTGATTAGAGTATCGAAGCGGTACAAAGTTGTTATGACTGTGCATGATGCGATAGGCTGTATAGCCCCCATAGCAGAAATAGACCGTGCTATGGAGTACGTAGAATACTGCATGAAGATACGCCCAGAGTGGGCATCAGACTTACCTTTAGATTGTGAAGGCGGCTACGCAGATTCATACGGAGCTTGCTAACTAACACCCCAGCGGGCGGTGGGTTGGTTCATTCATAGCCAAAAACACCCGCAGTGTACAAAGAAGAATGACAGCTCATAGGCACGTTCTCCGCTTCTTGTGTGCACCGGCTAGCCCACGCTACGGGCCTTAACTACAGGGGATACAAAGATATGACAACTAAAGCAGACTTGCTTAAAACTTTAGCACGGTTAGAAGCAGCGATAATAGAAAATACTAAAGCGTTAAAACCACCTACGCTCACGCAACGGTTAGCTTCTTTTTTGTCCCAAAGGACAGCGGCTTTTAAAATGACGCCTGAGCAAAAGAAAAGGCAAAAAGAATTGTGGAAAGCAGAAGTAGCCAAGCTACCTGCGATAAGAGCGGCGCGCATAGAAAAAGCAAAAAAGTTGCGTGGTAGAAAAGAAAACATACTAAAAGCCTTAAGCGTTTGGTTAGATGGAGGAGACGTAATAGGTAGTTATGAAAGAGCAGATAACACGGAGGAAGCGCAATGAAAGACTACAGAGTAGAAGTAAAAGTAAAAAACAACTACCTGTTTAGGCTTATGCAGTCTTACGGTCTAAACAATGCGGCTGAACTTAGTAGAGCTAGCGGATTAGCCCAAACGACTATAGGCAAAGTACTTAATTTAAAAGCCCCGGCCCTTACTAAAAAAGGAGAAGTAACTGCACCAGTACAAACTCTTTGCGATTTCTTTGTTTGCAGCGTATACGACCTTTTCCCCCCACAACATATAAACGACCCGCTAGAAACTAACTTCGGTGCAGTAGAAGCTAACATGGAAGAATTAGCCTCTAGTAACTTACTAGCCGGTGGGACTGACCCGCTACAAATACTAAGCGACGGTGATGCGACAGACCTTTTGGCTCAAGCGGTAGGGCAACTAACTGACAGAGAGCAGCAGATAATGAACTTACGCTATGGACTAAACGAAGAGCCTCCTAAAACTTTACCCGAAATAGGAGAAATTCTAGGAGTAGGCAGCACTAGAATTCAGCAAATAGAACAGAAAGCCTTAAGAAAACTTAGATCCCGTGCAACAGCTTCTTTAGCTTACGCACACAGCGATGAAGAAGGGGAACATACAGAAAAAAGAATAGTTGAAAATGCGATGGCTGTCGCTAGGCAAGAAGCACGACAAGTTATGCTTGAGGCGAAAAGGGCACAAGAAAGGCTAGATAGGGCAAAAGAAATACAAAAGCGGTTAGATGAAAAGCGGTTACAAAAGAAGCTAGAAAAAGAGCTAGGAAAAGAGCCAACACAAGAATATTGGAGGAAGTTAGATGAATGGAAAAGGCAGCAAGCGTAGACCCACGTTCGTACCGATGCACGAGTTCGGGGAGAACTGGGCAAAAATCTTTGAGAAACCAAAACAGAAGGAAGAAGAGAATGCTAACAGCAAGCGTACCAAGAGTGGCAAAGGAACCAAAGAAGGACAGCGCACTGACGAAACAGACGGGCGGTAATCACTACAAGAGCATGGCTATCCAACCTGCCGAGTACGCAGAGAAGAACGGTCTATCTTTACTCGAAGGTAACGTAGTGAAATACATTTCCAGATGGAAGTTAAAGGGCGCACCGCTAGCTGACTTACTCAAGGCTAAGCACTGCATTGACTTGCTGATTGAGCTGCACGAGGTAGAATGAAGATAACAATAGAAGTAGATGGCGCTGATGCCGAAGAACTTGTAGCTATGATACAACGTGCAACCGAAGCGGTAGAGAAGCTAGAAGCTATTCTTGAGGAGTTTGAGGATGGGGAACTTCACTAATGATTACGTTTGATGCGCTTGCAGATGCGCTAGAAGAAGCTAAGTGGTGCGCGGAAAACGAGCAGAAGGTATATATCATAAGGCGCAAAGGGGAGCGGTTTAAAGTTATGCCTAAACACCGAATGCAAAAATATTACTTCCATATTGAAGTTGGTTACAAGGGGCGTAAATGATTGCCCCCGCTTTGATGTGCGTTGCTATGGCAGTGTACTTTGAAGCGCGGGGTGAGCCTACAGAAGGACAGATTGCTGTAGCGCATGTGATACATAACAGAATTGAAGACCCACGTTACCCAGACAATGCGTGTGACGTGGTTAAGCAGGGGTACTACTGGAACGGTGTACCTGTAAGAAACAAGTGCCAGTTTAGTTTTTATTGTGACGGTAAGTCGGACGACCCGAAGAACAAACAGGCATGGTTTAACTCGCTGTACATTGCGCACTTAAGTGGATTCGTACCTGATACTACAGATGGCGCGACCCACTACCATAGTACAAAGGTGTTTCCACAGTGGGCATACACCGGTGAGATAACTACTAAGATTAACAAGCATATTTTTTATATTGGAGTTAATTAATGTACGAGTATGAATGTACGATAAGGAGAGTGGTTGATGGTGACACCGTGGACGTGGACGTTGATTTGGGTTGGTCTACTTGGCGTTACGGTGAGCGCATACGTCTTTATGGTATTGATACTCCAGAGTGCCGCACACGAGATGCAGAAGAGAAAGCTGCCGGACTCTTGGCGAAGGAATTTGTCGAGGACGCCCTCCACGTTGGAAAAACCTACAAACTCCAAACCAGAGAAAAAGGTAAGTTTGGAAGATTCTTGGGAGTGATATTTATATCGGATAAAACGTCAATAAACGCTGCTTTAGTTACTGAACACCTAGCGGTGGCGTACCACGGACAAAGCAAAACAGAAGTACAAGACGCACACGCAGCGAACTACCAAATATTAAAGGATAAAGGGTTACTATGACAACTTGGTCTTACAGCAGTTTAAGTACTTTTAAACAATGCCCTAAAAAGTATTACCACCTAAAAGTAGCGAAGGATGTGAAAGACTCTTCTACTGAGGCGTTACGGTACGGTAATGAAGTACATAAAGCGGCAGAGTTATACATACGCGACGGAGTACCTATACCCAAGAAGTTTGATTTCATAACCGGTTCTTTAAATTCTTTAGCAAAGATAGAAGGCGACAAACATTGTGAGCTTAGGTTTGGCGTCTCTTACGACGGTACTGAGTACAGCCCTTGTACGTTCTTCGACAAAAAGAAAGAAGTTTGGTGGAGAGGGATAGCCGATTTAGTAATAGTAAACGGGGATAAAGCTTTTCTTGTGGACTACAAGACAGGTAAGAATGCTAAATACGCAGACACTGCGCAACTTGACGCCCTTGCTGCTGCTACCTTTTTACACTTTCCCGAAGTACAAACTATTAAGTCCGCACTTTTGTACGTAGTTAGTAACGACTTTATACGCAAAGAGCATAAGCGGGAATTTATTAAATCCTACTTCGCTGGGTTCCATCCAGACTTAGATAGGCTAGCTATAGCGGAGGAGTCCAATGTTTGGAACGCAGTTACTAGTCCCCTTTGCGCTTGGTGCCCCGTAAGTAAATGCCCTCATAACAGGAGAAATTAAATGGAAAACTTAGAAGCTTATGAATTTGAAGAAGAAATATCTATAACCGAACACGGAATGTTAATTTATAACCACTCTTCTGAAGAGGGCGAGATTGAATTAAGTGCAGAGATTTTTGACCTCCCTGATATAATTCGGTTAGATATACTCCAAGATTGGTTACATTCTTTAACTAACCTGTATAACGAAGAAGTTTTTAAATTTTCTGGAAAAGGCGAGCAGAGGCACTAAATTATGACTACGCGCAATTATAGGAAAGAGTACGACAACTACCAAGGCACGCCAGAGCAAAAGAAAAGGCGCGCTGCTCGTAACAAGGGTAGAAAGCTTATGGAAGCGGCGGGTAAAGTTTCTAAAGGAGACGGCAAGCACGTTAACCACGTAGTGCCATTATCTCAAGGAGGAAGCGCGGACCTTAGCAACCTTTCGATTAAGAAGGCTAAAGACAACTTAGCTTACGCGCGTACTAGTACCGGTGCTATGAAAAATAAAAAGAATTCAGGTAAAGCATGAAAATAGTAAAAGACAAACTTATAGTTTTTAAAACGCGCAAGCCCCATTTGATTGCAGAAAAAGTAGATAAGTACAAAGTTATAAGCGAAGAAGACGGCTTGTACAAAGTTGCTATCGAGTGGCAGTTAAAAGAAGCTCAAGTTTTAACCGAGTTAAAAGCTAAAAACGTGCCGTCTCCTATTAATAGAGACTACTTGTGGACAGGCAAGCTAACTCCTTTTGCGCACCAGAAAGAAACAGCGGCTTTCCTCACCCTTAATAAGAAAGCTTTTTGTTTTAATGAGCAAGGCACTGGCAAGACTGCATCTGTTATATGGGCCACGGATTACTTAATGAAACTCGGTTTGATAAAGCGTGTCTTAGTTATATGCCCGTTGTCTATTATGAAGTCTGCATGGCAACAAGATTTGTTTAAGTTCGCAATGCACCGGAGTTGTTCTGTGGCTCACGGCTCTTCCACTACTCGACGCAAAATAATAGCCGAAGGTTGTGAGTTTGTGATTATAAACTTCGATGGGGTAGAGGTTGTTAAGGAAGAAATAAAGCAAGGTAAGTTCGACATAATTGTCGTGGACGAAGCCAGTGCTTATAAGAATGCCCAAACAAACAGATGGAAAACTTTAAAGGCTATAACTGCTGGAGTGGAGTGGCTGTGGATGCTAACTGGAACCCCCGCCGCACAATCTCCTATAGACGCGTTCGGTTTAGCAAAGTTAGTTAGCCCTGAAAAAGTACCTAAATATTTTGGGCAGTTTCGTGACAAGGTTATGTATAAAGCTACTCAGTATATATGGCGTCCGAAAGCAGACGCAGACAAAATAGTTCACGACGCCTTGCAACCGGCTATTCGGTTCGAGAAAGACCAATGCCTAGACTTGCCTCCTGTAACTCACGTAGAAAGAGAAGCACCTTTAACAAAACAGCAAGCTCAGTATTACGAAATACTAAGGAAGCAAATGACGATGGAGGCGGACGGAGAGCAAGTCACCTCTGTTAATGCCGCCACTAACCTTAATAAGCTGCTTCAAATATCTGGGGGTGCAGTTTACACCGACGATAAACAAGTTTTAGAGTTTGATGTAAGCAACCGGCTAAAGATTATTCTCGAAGTAATTCAAGAGTCTACCCATAAAGTATTAGTGTTTGTTCCTTTTACCCACACCATTGAGCTGCTCTATAGCTTCCTAGAGAAGCAGAAAATAAGTACGGAAATTATTTCGGGTAAAGTTTCTCTAAACAAAAGAAGTTCGGTCATCAAAGAGTTCCAAGAAAGCGCAGACCCTAGAGTGTTAGTCATTCAGCCGCAGGCGGCTTCGCATGGGCTTACTCTTACCGCTGCTAACACCATTATATGGTATGCCCCAGTAACTAGTGTGGAGACATACTTGCAAGCTAATGCTCGCATAGACAGGCCCGGTCAACACAACCCTATGACTATAGTACATATACAGGGCAGCGAGGTTGAAAGAAAGCTATACACTATGCTGAGAAATAACATTACTAACCACAGTAAAATTATTGACCTCTATCGTCAAGAACTAGACATTTCTTCTTGACAATGTAAACTACAGGACTATACTACTCTTCCGGTTAACAAAAGGAGGAGCAAAATGTCCGAACTCACCGCTGACAAGTTAGTCAGTATCTATATAAAGATACGCAACGTTATTAAAGAAAAAGAAGACGAGATAAAACGTTTCAAAGAACAACAAGACCAAGTAGCCGACAAGCTTCTTTCCCTTTGCAATGAACAAAATGTAGACGGCCTTAAGACACCTGAAGGTACTGTTAGCCGCAGGGTTAACTCTAGTTACTGGACTAGTGACTGGGAACAAATGCACAAGTTCATAAGAGACAACGAAGCCTTTCACCTGCTAGAAAAACGCATACACAACGCAAACATGAGAGAGTTTTTATCGGACAATCCAGACTTATGCCCGATAGGACTGCAATCTAATAAGAAGTACATTATATCTGTAAGAAAACCAACTGCTAAATAGGAGCAAAAAATGTCTAACGATGTATCAATATTTACTAGCAACACTCAAGTTGTTAAGTCTTCTCCCCGAGTAACAGGGTTAAGCACGCAGCTAAAACAAAAGCGCACCATCAACAACAGACGTATACAAGCCAACATAAATGGCACCTTCAAGAAGATGGTTAATGGCGATCAAGTAGGCGAACCTATTAGAGGGGAGTTCAACGCTATTATTGTAGATATGCTGCCGGGTGTATCTCGTATCTTCTACAAAGAGAAATTCGATCCTAAGAAAGAAGCTACGTTACCTAACTGTTGGTCTAACGAAGGCAGTAGGCCAGAAGTGCGAGCAGAAGACCCGCAGCACACTAACTGTGCGGACTGCCCACAGAATATAAAAGGGTCAGGAGATACGGGCGGTAAAGCGTGTCGTTACCAACGACGTGTTGCCCTAATCTTAGAAGGCGATGCGAGTGGAACTCTATACCAGTTCAATATCCCTGCTAAGTCTCTGTTCGGTAAAGGCGTAGGTAATCAGCACCCGTTTGAAAGCTACGTTAACTTTTTGGTTAGCAACGACCTTTCCCCCGATACGGTTGTTACCACTGTTTCTTTTAACACTAACTCAGAGACTATGGAGCTTACGTTCTCTCCTTTGCGCGAGCTTAGCGATGAGGAATTTGAGGTCGTTTTAAAAGCACAGCAAGACCCTACAGCCAAGCGATACACTCATCTAACTGTAGCTGAAGCAGATAAGGTAACTGTTAAACCCGCTGCTATCGCTGCTCCAAAGCAAGAAGCTGTTGTTGAAGAACCAGTAGTTGAGGAAGCTGTTGTTGAAGAACCAGTAGTTGAAGCCCCTAAGAAGCGTGAGACTAAGAAAGAAGAAGAGGTTGTTAGCGAAGATGACGACATGGCTTCTCTTATCGACGAATGGGGAGGCGACGATAGCTAATGAGCTATGGCTATACCGCAAGGTTGATTCAAAAAAACAAAGAGGCTAGTGGCCGCTTACTGGGCGTAAAGCTCGGGCGGCACTGCATACGCAATGACATCTCTGTTTCGGAAGTAGCACATACCTTGGGTGTAAGTAGGCAGGCGGTTTACAACTGGTTTGAGGGGGTTAACACCCCCAAGCCTCCGCTTACTGCACTGGTAGAAAAGTTTCTATACGGACTATAAAGAGATTACTCATGACTAACTTTGACCTTTTAGATTACGTGCAGCCCAGCGATGGATTCTTCTGCATACTAGGTATAAAGGGACCAAAGGACGTTAAACAAAAAGTTGTAGCCACAAGAGCCGAGTTAGACGGATGGACTAAGAAGTACGTACAAGAAAAACGAAACGTGTTTTACTCCGTAGCTAAGTTGAAAACAATTGACGGAGGCCGAGTAAAAGAGAACGTACACGCTTTAAAATCTTTCTGGCTTGATATTGATTGCGGCCCTACAAAGGCCGAGGTAAACCCTAAAACTAAAAGACCTGAAGGCTATATATCTCAGGCGGAAGGCTTACGCGCACTAAAAACTTTCTGTGATTTCGTAGGGTTACCCCTACCTACCATAGTTAACTCAGGGCGCGGCATACACGCATATTGGGTGCTTAGCGAAGAAGTTACACGAGAAGAGTGGGAACCTGTAGCCGCTAGATTACGGGATGTCTGCTTAACTCAAAACTTCTACGTAGACCCAGTTGTGTTTGAAGTCTCTAGGATTCTTAGGATACCCAATACTTATAACTTTAAAGACGATCCTCCCAAAGAAGTACAGGTACGCAAGGTAACTGCTGCTGTCGGTTTTGACGATTTCAAGGAAGTTCTTGGCGTTGAAGAGATAGAGCAGATCGCAGCTAACTCTCGCCCAAAACGGAAGTTAACCGCACTGGGGCAGGCAATAGCAGACAACATGGATTCTTCATTCGCTAAGATAATGATGCGAGAGAAGGACAAAACAAGTTGCCAACAGCTAATCGCCTGCTACAAAGAAAGAGAAGACTTAGCTGAACCACGTTGGTTCGACGCGTTATCAATAGCTAAGTTTTGCTCTGACAAAGACAAAGCTATCCACAAATTGTCTTCAGGTCACCCAGACTACGACCCTGATGTAGTAGAAAAAAAGATAGAGCATATACTTGGGCCACACTCGTGCGAAGTATTCGAGCGTAACAATCCCGGTGGTTGTGATGGGTGCCCCCACAAAGGAGCAATGACAAGCCCTATATCGTTAGGCAAAGGGATACTCAGAGCTTCAAAAGCTGACAATATAGTAGACATAGAAACTATAGCAGAAGAAATATTACCACCGACCCAAGTGCGTGTACCTGTGTACCCTGCTCCATTTTTCAGGGGTAAGAACGGGGGCATCTACTTAGAGCTAACAGGGGATGATGCAGACGAACCTAAGCTAGTGTATGAGAATGACTTCTATGTTGAAAAAAGAATGCACGACCCCGAACTTGGAGATGTAGCCGTATTTAAACTACACACACCAAAGGACGGGCTTAGGGAGTTTGTAGTTCCTAATGCAAAAGTGACTGAACTCAGGGAGCTACGCAAAGAACTTTCTAAGTATGGAGTAATGGCTCCTGAACCACAGTTTAAATTAATTCTACAGTTTGTAATTAGTTCTATTAGAGAGCTACAACACAAAAGGAAAGCAGAAGTTATGAGAGTCCAATTCGGTTGGGCCGACAACGACAGCAAGTTTATTGTCGGTAACAAAGAAATAACAAAGGACGGAACGTACCATACGCCGCCCGCTAGCGTTACTCAGGGGGTAGTAGAGCACTTGCACAGCAGTGGCACATTAGAAAAATGGAAAGAAGTGTTCGCATTATACGACCGGCCCGGACTAGAGGTGCAAGCCTTTGCTGCGCTAAGCGGCTTTGGTGCTCCCTTGCTTAAGTTCACAGGTCAAAAAGGCGCGATTATAAACATGATCCACCGCTTTGCAGGTACGGGTAAAACTACAGTACTTAGGATGGCTAACAGCGTATGTGGGCACCCTGAGCATTTGTTGGGTACACCCGATGATACAAGCGTAGGCAGAGTTATTAAGCTCGGTCTTCTGAATAACATCGTTAACACCTTTGATGAAATAACTAACATGAAAGCAGAGGCTTTCTCAGAGTACGCGTACGCTGCATCGCAGGGACGAGGAAAAGATAAGGCAGAGGCATCCACTAACAAGCTTAGAGTGAACAACACAACTTGGAGAACCATAACCCTAGCTAGTGCAAACTCTTCTTTTTACCAGAAACTCACTGCACTGAAGGACTCCCCTGATGGAGAAATGATGCGCCTGCTTGAGTTCAGAATAGACTACCCTGAGAAAAATATCATAACTACTCAAGAGGGTAAGGATATGTTTGACCACCAACTAAACCAGAACTACGGAGTTGCAATCGAGCCGTATGCTAGGCATTTAGTTTGTAATTTAGAAGACTGCAAAAAATTAGTGCGTGAGGTACAGGCAAAGATAGACTCTAGACTAGAGCTTACTCAACGAGAAAGAAACTGGTCAGCAGTAATAGCTGCCAACATAGCCGGTGGTTTAATCGCACGTCGTTTGGGGCTTATCTCTTGGGATATAGGCAGAATACTTAATAAGATTACACCGGTAATAAAAGCTATGAGAGCAGAAACAAAAGCGCCCGTTAGCCCTGCTAGTTCTATTGTAGGGGACTATGTTAACCGTTGGTTAGGCCACATGTTGATTGTAGAGGATGGAGTAGACAAACGAACCAACAAGCCTAAGTTCCCAATAATGGAACCCAAGGGCAGTGGGGGGTTGAAGCAACGGTACGAGCCTGACACCAAGAAGCTGTTTATCCCCGTTAATTACTTTAGGAAACACTGCGTAGATGCACAGATAGACTACCAAGAAGTAACCAAAGAGTTACAAGAGACTGGGATATACTTGGAAACTATTAACAAGCGTCTGTCTAAAGGCATGGGGATAACATCTAAAGGCGTACGCTGCCTTGTATTGGACTGCTCTAACCCAGACTTTATAGAGATGGATTCTTTGGCTGAACCAGAAGACGTTACTGATGATAGTAGAGAAGGTGACGTACGAGATTAACTGGTCAAAGTTTAGGGTGGGGTATTCTTTTTTTATACCTTGCCTTAACCCCAGAAAGTCTCGCAAAGATATTGTGAATGTAACCAAGCGCCTCGGCTACAAGACAGCTACTAAAGTAGTAATTGTAGACGGGGTGCGAGGCATTCGTATATGGCGAATAGCTTAAGGGTTACGGTATCTATCTAGTAATGGAATTATATAAGGCTCTAAGCCTTTAGACATGTTTAGTCCGTCAAACGCAGCCCCTCTTCTTTCCGCTTTACCCTCTAAAGATTTTTCTATAGTGTCTGAGGAGATAAACACCCCCGGATTTCTTAGGTTATACTTGTCTATTTTGTCGCTAATTTTCATAATTGCGCTATACGCTTCGTCGCTCAAAGAAACTTCATAGTTCATTACTGCTCTATTTAAGTCATCTAGCAATTCAGTTTTTTGCATTTCAAGATCGTTCTTTAGTTGTAGCGCAAGGAAGTTACTAGCTAATGTTTCCGAAACTTCTGTATCTCCGAACCCCAAAATTTGTCCAGCTATCTTAGTTTTAGTGTAGTACTCCTGTGGTCTTACAGGAGCACCCTGTCTAGTTTTGTAGCCCTCTTCGTATAGGCGTAACGCTTTAACAGGGTTTCTAAACATTGCAGGTAAGAAAGCTTCCATTGCCCTCTTATAGTTTCCTTTTTCTAAGTCCTCAGCCCCGCGAGCGGCATTACGCCCTAAACTACCAAATGGTCCCGTTGCTGTGTTGTATAACCAATTCGTCAATGCCTCTTCATAGTTGTCTTTCTTTACATCGTCGCGGAACCACAAACCATTTAAAGAAGTAGAACCTGCAAAGTCAAAGCCCGTAAGAGCTGATATAGGCCCTAGCTCCATGCCACGTTGAAGTACCGCCGCTTGCTCTTCACTTAACCCTAAAACATTAGCAAGGCTGCTGTCCGCCCCAAAGTACTTGGGTAAGAAAGTTTCTCGGAACCAAAGGTCTAAATCTCGATAGCCTAAAGGATTATTGTTCTCGTCCTCGTCGTACCAAGGATCATCATCTTCTCCATCAGGACGCGCCATTTCGCGGATAGCTTCTATAGTTGACCAAAATAAAGTGTAGCCCGGCAAACCAACTGCGCCTGCAAACATAAAAGTCATACCCATAGTGCCAAAGAACTGCGTAGCTGCTTGTTTTCTTTCTTCGCTAGTCTTGTAGAAGTTAAGCATGTTGAAGAAATTACGAGTTAAGTAAGAAGTCATTTGCATAGGGAACGTCATGAATTGAGTTGCTAAACGCCCCGCAGGAGTAGATTTCATTATACGCGGTTTGTTATAGTTAGAATAATTAAACAACCCGTTTAAAGAAAGACGGTAGGCTCTTTCTTGTGCCTCCTGCTGCGCTTTTTTACCCGTTAGTCCTCTGCTCTTAGCATCTGCATAAGCTAATTCAAAAGCGGACATAAACATAATTTCGCGGTTAATGCGTTCCATGTGGTGGAACCCGCCGCTCATAAAGCTAGCCACCCCCTTAACTACTCTATCAGGAAGCCCCTGTCGGGTTTTGAAAGACTGCTGTGATCTTGACGTTAAGTCCGCAGCGTAGCTTTGCATAAAAAATTCTCTGTCATTTGCGTACGCGTGCGCTTCTTGTAACGCCCTAGATAGCTCTTTATCGGGGTTATCTAGTACGTAAGAGCTTTTACTCATCGACGGTTCACTAAAGCGGGTCTTTAAAACCCCATCGGCATCAAACTCAGAAGTACCAAACTTGTTTACGGCTAAAGTAGCCATGTAGCGCGATGCTATTATAGATGCGTCCACTCCAAACTCGGCTGAAAGCACTGGTAAACCAACAATAGGTAGCTGAGTAAATTGAATAATTGCGGACTTAGGAGCACTCAACAGCCAATAGAAAACAACTTTGTTGCCCGCAGAAGCAAACTTATCCAAAGGACTGTCTTGTTTACCGGGTTTAGTCTCATCAAGCGCCCTAGCTGCAATCTCATCTATAGCAACTTCTAGCCGAGCAGCATCTGGATTGCCTTCTATTTCGGCGTAAGCCGCTGCAATGTAGTTGCGTATAGTCTCAGAGTATTCCAAACGAGCAAGTTGGTTTGCACTAGTATGCTGCGAGGTAACAAAGTTACGTAAGACATCAGGACTAAAGCCCGCAACGCCCTTACGATGCACGAAGCGTCTACGCATATCTTGCCCAGATAACGTCATCAAGTACATCTGATACACACTATCTTTTATGGTGCTGGTGTTTCCACCGGGGTTTTCGTCGAGGAGTTCAAAGACTGTTTTTAAAGTACCACTTGCGTCGTTTGCTTCTTTCTCGAATTCATTTGTACGCTTGTTGTCTCCGACTTGAATGTCCCCAGAAGAAAGAGCCTCATCATAAGTTTGTCTACGTTCGTTGGCTCGCTTACGCGCAAAAGCGTTTCTAGCTACTGCCGATTCAAACATATAGAACTCACGCGTCTTCCCTTTGCCAACACGCAACCAGTAATCGCCGTAACGCATTAGAGGGAAGTAAACTTCGAGCTTTTTAGCTTCTTGAAAGTTTTGTGTGATAGCAGCCAAAATTACTCTCTTAGCTTCATCGGGTAAACCTGACCTAGCTACCTTGCGCTGTAGTATACGTTGGTGTTCTTCCAGAGTTTCTCTGTAAGAATCACGAGCCATCTTATAAATTTTTACTCCTTTTTGACCCCCGTTTTCTTCTTTCTGTAAGTTATTCCACCCAGCATACACATCACCATCTATAGTAGCGCCTTCATAGACTTCTCTAATATGGTTTTCTCTGGTAGTAACTTTTGCGCGAGCAGAGTTTTTTACAAACTTATTAAACAAAGGGTTGGCAGCTATCTGCCTTTCTTTTCGGCGTAACAAATTTAACTGGGAGTCATTTTTTAGGGCCATTGCTAGGTTTTTATGCGCAGCGGGATCAAAGTTGTGCAGGGTAGCAAGGTGCATAACATCCGCAAGTATAATCGCCCCCTTCTCAAACGCTTGGTTAAAAGAATCCCACTCGGGCAGTTTGTCTGCTAAATCACGGAGTCTTCTACCCCGATATATAGCCATGTCCATAACAGCGTTGTCTATATTCGTAAGGTTTTTAACACTGCTTGCATAGATTCTATTTATACCATCAGTAGTATAGGTATAAAGCAGCTTACGTAGGGCTGGAATGCTAATAGCGTCTTTTACACTTTTAAGTAAGTTAACAGCGTCGGTAGAGTTGCGAGTCGCTGCTGCGAGTTCTGATAAACTATCAACCATCGCCTCCTCACGCGAACTTTTGGCTAGCTTAGCTGCTGCTGCTGAAGCACGGCGGACTTGTTTCTTTGCTTGCGCTACTACAGTGGGGTTCGGGTTTTGAAACCCTTTGCTCTCGTCTAAAAGCGTGTCCGTTATGTCAACAAGGGATAGGAACCCGTTAAACTGGTTATCAGGTATGTTAAATAGCTTACGGACGGCATCAAAGAACTTACCGAGGCCATTACGTACAGTACTTACTTTCCAACTAAACGTAGGCTCAACAAAAGTTAAGAACTCTTGGAACTCAGGCTTTGTAATACCGTAAGCTACAAACTCGTAGAGGTCGTTAAAGACATCAAGACCTTGTTCTCCGTCAGCAAGGGCGTCAAGAGCACGAGAAGTAAGTCCCGCTTCTTTTCTTTTAGTGTAAACACCTTGCGCTGCGCCCATTAAATCATATATCTGCCGCACGGCTTCTTGAGCTTTAGGTGACAAGGAATCTGGGTTCTCTACGTAGGCTTGCATTATCCCAACGGTAGCAGCGTGCACAGCCTCATGAAGGAACACAGTGTTGTTTAGCCCCGACTCCATCGCATCTTGAGTGGTGTTGTTTAGGAATACGGTGTTACTAACCGAATCGTATATACCGCTCGCACCGTAAAAATCTTGTTGTATCGCACTATCGGGGATGTCTGTAGCTATATCGTTGACTATAACTAGCTGTGTGTTAGCAAGAAATGGTTTTAACCTACGGGCTAATAACTTTTCAAAGGGACTGCCGTTTTCGATTATGGCGTCAAACAAAGAAGCAGGCTGCGTAGCCCCTGCATACTCCGGCCTAGTCTCACTATTTGTAGACTCGGGTATAACATCAGAGCGTTTCGTTGTGCCCTTCGACTCTGCTCGTTGTTTTGCTAACTCCCGCTCGTCAGGACTAATATCCTCGCGGGCAATAAACTTCTTTATGTTGTTAAGGGCAACACCGTTACCCCTGTATTGGGGGTCATTGAGCACTTCGTAAAGCCCGGTAAGCGCTTCTATACGCTTAGTCTGATACTTCTTAAGCTCTTCGGTTAAGGCATTATGCTTCCTAACCTTTGCGTTACGTTGTTTTAATTCTTGTTTTTGCTTGGGGGTCAGCTCATCTGTTTCTAAAGTTTCTTCTTTAGGGACGGCCCTTTCTATTCTTTCTAACCTGCTAAGCCCTGCTTCATCTTCTACGACTTCTGTAGCTACCACTTCGGGCGCAGCTTGAGGTCTTGGGTCAAAAGCTTCGTATTCTTCGATGGTCTCAAACCCAAACTTTTTAAGCAGGGTAGTAAGTTTTACCGGGTTTATAGAAGTGGCGGCTTTCTTCCTTGCCTTAGCAATTCTATCGGTGCGCTCCTTGCTGAGTTTTGTATTTGCAGCAGCTTGCGCTATTTGCGCTGTAGTCTTTATTGTAGGGGGTCTACCCCTACCGCTACGTCCTTTAACCGCCTTGGACTTAATGGTGTTAACTTCCGGCCCAAGGTCTAGGGACACCTGCTCTTCTTCTTGCAGTGCTTTTGTTTCTAGCTTTTGGTCTATAGAGTTGAGTGCTGGGGCTGGCTTTCCGTCTTCTAGTTCCTCTTGTGATATTTCTCCAAGAGCAGGCTCGGCAACAGAAGGTTTTTTAGCGTCTATTAAAGCTCGTGCTGTACTTTCAAACAGCGCAGCGGCATTAGGGCCTAGAGTTTCAAAGATGATCATTTGGTTTTGACTCATCTCTTCGTCATACTCTGTCTTATTTTGCGCGTCGTTACGCGCCATGTCTAAGATGCCTTCCTTTTCTTCTTGGGGCAGGTCTACAGTTTCGTCTATTTCAACACTTTCACCGGGGGCTAAACTTTCTGGGGCACCAGCGACTTCTTCTTCGGCTTGGGCAGAAGCCCCTTCAATCGCACCTACATCACCTGTAATAGAATCTTGACCTGCTAGTTTAACCGCTTCTTCTTCGCTCTTACCCTCACGAATATATTGGTCAATACGCGAACCAAACTCCATTAACTCTTGTTCTGTTAGCTCGGTAAAGTCCGCTGCTTTCGCTTGGTTGGCTAGTACACGAGTTATTATTTCTTTCTTCTTTTTCTCTACAAGCTGTCGTCCGGCGTCTGTAGCTACATTTATCCCACTGCCTGCAATGCCACCCGCCGCTTCAGCCGCCGCTGAGTCTATAACGGACTTAATATTTTCGTCGCTAAGTAAGTCCCCTACTTGCTCGCCGGTAGCACGCTTGCCCGCAATTTGAGTGGCTTCTTGTGCCGCACCAGTAGCACCTTCTTCCAAAGCATCTTTTAAGAATTCTTTTGGTGCCCCTTTAAGCACGTCTGTAGCTGTGCGCTCTACGATTTCTCCGCCT